CTGGCAAACTGGCTGCATGGTTTGGTACAAACGACGGGTTAACCGGTACAGATTTTTACACATGGCACACGGCGGATGAGTTAAAAGTCCCCGGCGCTGAGCTGCGGCTTGCCGAAGAGTCAAAGCGCGATGTGGGTGCTGAGTGGCGCGACCTTGGCAGGGGCGCATTAAAAGTCGGCGCAACACTGGCGGGTGCGTATTTAGCAGGACCCGCAGCGGGGTTGGCAGAGGCAGGAGTTACTACGGGCAGCGTGTTAGCGGATGCGGCATTAAAAAGCGCGGCAATGAACGCACTGACAACAGTAGCAAGCGGTGGCAGTGCTACTGACGTGCTTAAAGCTGGTGTAATTGGCGCAGTCAGTGGCGCGGCGGGCTCGGCAATTGGCGGGATAAACGGCGGCGAGGGGTTGGGCTCGTTTGGAAATGCGCTTGCAAAGGCGGGCGTACAGACGGGTCTTACTGTGCTGACGGGCGGCAACGTGCCCAATGCACTTATTGCTAGCGCAATGAGCACTGCACTGCCTATGGCGCTGGACACAGTTATTCCAAAAGGCATGTTTGACGGGTTGCCCGATGTAGTTAAAAACAGCATTGTCAACACCGCCTCTAGGGCGTTTACCGCAGCAGCCACGGGTGGTGATGTTTCTGATGCCGTATTAAAGTCGATTCTAAATATCGCAGGTAACACCGCAAAAGCCTACTCAGCAAACGCAAATAATTTAGAAAGCGCAACAACAGGTGAGTTGGGCTTTGCAAGCGGCGATAAGGGCGCGGGGGGCAATCTTTCGCAGCAACTATTCCAAGATGCTCAAAGCCGGAATGACTTTGGAACAACCCCTTCTCGGGATGACGTAGTCAACAGCATCCTGCAGCAAGATGCTACAGAGGCAATGAACCGCAATGTGCCACCGCCGTTGGTGCAGGCAGCGATTGATCAGAACACGCCTCGCACTGCTGATAACGTCGTGATACCGCCGCTGATTCAGCAGGCGACGGGGCAGAGCGATGCAAACGACATCAATCAGTTCTTTGCTAACTACACACCAAACGCCGGTGCACCATTAGGCACGTATGCCGGCGCAACAACGAGTGATGTGGATCCAGTAACATTACAAGATAAAGACGTACAGCAAAATGAGTTTCTTTCTCCAGAAGAGATGAGAGATTTTAATGGAGATCCGATTCCGTCTGGCTCTGGTATAACACTACAAGAGTGGTTACGAGACAAGTTGTCAGGAGGCGGCTTTAAGTCATCCCCACTAGCGCAGGAAGCGCCGCCAAAATATGGCAGTGACGTCCCTCAGGTTGATGCTCAGGGAAATCTTATCCGTACATATGAACCCCGTGAGTCATATAGCCCCCTGTCCAAATTTGGGCAAGGAAGCGCCTCTGCATTAGACAATACTGTTGGCGGTATTTTGCCGATGGCTACGCAGCTTGTGTCTTACCTTGGCCTCAGAACGTATGACGAAATTTTACAAGCTGTTTCTTCTATGGTTGAGTCTGACTATAAGGCCAACCCAGAAGAGGTGCGTTTAATATCGCATAAACTAGCAGGGCTTTTAAGCCAACCGTTTGGTAAAGCTGGGGATTTTATTGCGAGTCAGTTTACTGGGCGACCAGATGATGTGACTGGCTCTGGAACCTATGAGAACGAAATAACCGGACGAGCACTGCGTGGTGTTGATAGCGCTTTAAATACAGGCGCTGATTACATATCAGATAAAACAGACTTACCTGCGGGCGATGTCAGGTTTATGACTGACCTCATGTTACTGAGACCGGGTCAAACGGCAGCCTTGGCTCGCGAGGGCATCACAGCAGCCCAAAACGTCGGTCGTGGCTTTGCAGATTCGGCTACAAACGTCATAAACGAAGGACCAACAGGCGGGGCGTATAACCTTGGCGCTACTGTTGCTGACCTGACGCGAGCACCAGACACGAGCCTGATGCGTGGTGATCCCATAAGGAACATCAGCCTTGGCGAAATAATTGACCCAGCATCGCCTTATGTAAGCCCCGAGAGGCTTTCAGCGCCTACCCGTGCCTTGGAGTACAACCCGCCGGAAGTTGCACCAATTATCAGATCGCCACTAAGCACGGAAAGAATTGCGGCGCTTGAGCAAATGTTTAACGACTCATACGCTAGACCGACTTATGATGTGCCGCCTAGACCTACAACAGAGCCTGCCACACAGCTCGCGCCTGAGTCTCGCGGTGCGTTGCCAACAGCTTTTGCTGAAGCGCCTGCAATCAAGCCGATTGACTTGGGTCCGAACCTTGACTCAAGCTCATTGGCAACCATCACCGAGCAAGCTCGCGCTGTTGATCAAAACTTAAGTAGGCTTGACGAACCTCAGGTTCAAGCGCAGGTTAAAACATTTGTTGAAAATACTTATGCTGAGTTTGCGCAGGAAACGCCGTCTGCGTTTACAGCAAAGTCACTTGGCGACATTTACGGCATAGGCGGCACATCGCAAGACGTTGTCAATGCAACTAAATCTGTCGTAGACAATAAAGCTGCGTCACCCGAGGTCATCCTAAAGCAGGTTGATGAGGCGACTAGCCAGCTTAAAAACCTTGACGAGCAGCTACCCGCTAAGTTAGAGATGCTCAGTAACGCTGAAAAACTCGGCATCACGCCCCGTGAGGCGATTGAGCTTGGGCTGTTAAATAAAAACGGCACAAAGACTGAGCTGGGTGAGAAGGTTTTGCCTACGACAAAGCCTCAGCCTAAGCCTCAGCCTAAGCCTCAGCCTAAGCCGTATCCTGATCCTGTAGCGCCTTTGCTGCCCGTTAAGCCTGTCTTGCCTATCAAGCCTGTCTTGCCGCCAATTATTAAACCGCCGATTATCAATCCACCACCAATCATTAACCCACCGATTGATAACCCGCCGATTGATAACCCACCGATTGACATTCCCCCAATCGACATCAATCCGCCTACCATTAAGCCACCGCCCTTGGTGCAGGCAGCGATGACGCCGCCCAAAGTTGCAGCGCCTGCTGCCGCGATGACGCCGTCTTACTCGTACTCGGGCGCGGGCTCGCAGGGCACAACAGTCGGGGCACTGCCCGGTAACTTACAAGCTACATTTCTACAAGGTGCGAACGTGGACGAATACAACCCATTTGAGAACTACAACGTGTACCAGCAGCTTGGTTCGCCAGCGCCTGTGCGAGCCGCGCAGGGCGGTAGCCCGCTACAGCTTGCTCAGATGCAGCAGGGCGTATATAACGTCGATCCTAGTCTCTACAGCGTGCTGCAAAAGCGTGCCGCGCCTAACTACTTCACCTACGGCTCGGACTCGTCTGCAGGCAATCCTACGACCTTTGCGGGCAGCCAGATGATGGGCAAGCCAATGCCCGGCATCCCAGTCATCCCAACGGGGCAGAAAGCAGGCTCAGACTGGCTCTATCAGGGCTCGGGCACCAACCCCTTAGCCATGGCGGGCACGGGCATCCCAAGCCTGCCCGGCGGTATGATGGCGCATGGTGGGCAGGCACATGGCGGCGACGACGGCGAGCACATCCCCGAGTTCATCACGGGCGCGACTGGTCACTACGTCAGGGGTAGGGGCGATGGGCAGTCGGACGATATCCCAGCAATGCTTGCAGACGGTGAGTACGTCTTTGATGCCGAGACAGTGGCGCAATTAGGCAACGGCTCAAGTGACGCAGGAGCCGCGGTTCTTGATAAAATGCGGGAGTCTATTAGGCGCCACAAGCGCTCTGCCCCGATTGATTCAATACCACCAAAATCTAAATCGCCTCTAGAATATCTAGCCGAGGCTAGTAAAGGTAAAAGGAAATAATCATGGAAGATTTGCCTAGTAGTTTTTCAGCGCCGGGGGGTTTCTCAACAAGTGTGATGACGCCTTGGTATAACACGCAAACTGGCGCGTCAACATCTACCCCTAGTGGTGGCTACACTAATTCTGATCCTAATTGGGTGCAGGGCACGGCACCTTCTAGTGGGTCTCCACCACTGACCGCAAATGCGCCACTGGCTTCGACTGCGCCCGCGGCTGCGGGTCCGACCTTTAACGCCGCGACGGGTCCTAACCTGACCGCCGCGCCGTCTAACTATGTGACCCCGCCTCAGTTGGGCACGCCCTCTACGCCCTCAGGTGGTTCGTTCACTCAGGGCGCGGCACTGCCGAACATCACGACCACGCAGCAGCAGGCGACTGCGGCACCCGCTTGGTACATGGACTACCTGAACAACTTGGCGGGCACGAGCACCCAAGCAGGCGCTAATGCCCAGTACGTCGGTGCGCAGCCCCTGCAGCAGCAGGCGTTTAACCAGACGGCTGCGAACGTGGGCAACTACCAGCCTAACTTAGCCTCTGCGAACGCGCTCACGATGAACGCCGCGACGATGGGTGCGCCACAGTTAGCCCAGAGTTACATGAATCCGTACATCAACAACGTCGTTGACGAGGCGGGTCGTCTTGGTCTGCAGAACATTCGCAACACGATCTCGCCCCAAGCGACTGCAGGTGCTGTGGGTAGCGGTCAGTTCGGCTCGACCCGCGGCGCTAACGTGCTCGGTCAGAACGTCACTAACGCTCTGCAGAACTTGGGCGGTCAGCAGCAAGGTCTGCTCGCGAGCGGGTACCAGAACGCGATGACTGCAGCGCAGGCTGATCTACAGCGTCAGATGATGGGTGGTTCTCAGATGGGCGCTCTAGGCACCACGACGCAGAACTTGGGCATGGGTGACGTGAACGCTTTGAGCACGATGGGCGGTCAGCAGCAGCAGATGGCTCAGAACCAGCAGTTGTTCCCGTTGCAGGTTGCAGCTCAGCAAGCAGCGCTCATGAAGGGCTTCACGAGCGCTTACCAGACCTCGCCGCTCACGCAGCTTGGCTCGCTTGGCGCTGGCGTTGCGGGCTTGTTTCAGACGCCTTCAGGCGGTGGTCAAAACACCATTAGTAACATTGGCGATTGGCTGAGTAAGACATTTGGCAGTAGTGGTGGCGGTGGCGGCAGCGGGTCGTTTGATCCAAGCACGGCCACCGACATTAGTCAGATATCACCGGGCGATTAAATTTAAGGAATAAATCATGGCTCTCCCAACAACAGCGCTTCCGCCAGTACCCACAGGCATGAGCTTGGCTGACCCTAGTATTCAGAAGCAGTACTCCGAGTCAGTGGACAAGGTGCTCGCTGCCCTTGAAAACAGGGGTGACATACCTTGGTTCAAGATCTCCGCGGCCTTGGCTGATCCCGGTCGCACGGGCTCTGCTGCCGAGGGTTTTGGTCGCGCTATGGGTGTGCTCGGTCAGCAGCAGGAAGAGAACCGTGCGCGTGAGCTCCCAGTGGCACAGATGCGGGCTCAGTTAGTCGGGCAGAAGTACAAGATGGGCCGGGAAGCCGAGGCGCTCAACGCCTTCGCTAAGGTGCTGGGCACGACGCCCCAAAACCTACAATCAGGCATGGCTCAGGCGCAGAACAACCCCGCAATCATGCAACGTATTACTGCGGCAATGCCAAATTTCTACGGCTCGCCTGAGATTACTGAGCTTGCCAAGACCATGTTCAGCCAGCACAAGGACTTGGCGAACACGCTGCTTGAAGCCCGCAAGGCCGGTGCAAGCGAAATGGCACTCATTCAAGAATACGGCGAGTCGATCCTGCCGATGCTTCGTGCATTAGGCGGCGTCCAGCCAACAGGCCCGTTGCCAAGTGGGCAACCTAGTGGGCAACCAAGCGGGCAACCAAGCACGACGACTGCGCCTCAGGGTCAGTTTGACTTCTCGCCAATCGTGAGCGGCGGCCAATTAACTAGCCCGTTTGGCCCGAGAGCAGGCGCCGCGCACAACGGTATCGACATTGGTGCCAAGTTAAATGCGCCGATCATGGCTTCGATAGCCGGCGAGGTTGTCTTCGCAGGTAACGGCGGCATCAAGGCCGGCAACATGGTCACCATCCGGGGCGAGGACGGCAAGCTGCACTCGTTCATGCACATGAACCAAGTGGGCGTCAAAGTCGGCGACGTGCTCGAGCCGTCTTCTGTGATCGGTCAGGTCGGCGCAACCGGCAACGCCCGCGGCGCTCACATCCACTACGAAGTAAAGGGCATTGACGGCAAACCCCTTAACCCACTTGATATGTTCAGGGTCACGCCACCTGCGGCCCCCGCTGGCACGGTCAGAACGGCAACTGAGGCACTAGGGCCCCCTAGGATTGAGGCTGATCGAGTTATTGCCCCAGACGGTGAGGTGTTGGCCGAGCGAGGCGCAAGCCCGGGTAAGACATGGAATGCGCTGGTGGTATCAACAGTTGCCGAGTTCGATAAACGTAAGGCCGAAACCATTAAGTTTGAGCGCGAGCAGATCGCAAATGCCAGCGCACAACGAGCAGAAAGTTTTGCGCCCAGAATCAAGGAGCTTGGGTCAATTAACACCGATAACATTAGCGCCACGCAGGGCTTGTACGACTCGCTTGATAACATTGTCAACAACGATCCCGACATGAAGAAGGCGCTTGGCCTGATGTTCAAGCAAGGCGCAGGCGCGGCCATGTACGAGCTCGCAAAGAACGGGGTACAGATCAACAACTTCGGCATCGGCGTTGACGCTTACCCTGCGTTTGTGAAACAATTGCCCGCCGAGAAGCAAGAGAAGCTGCGTCAAATGGACATGCTCTTATCGACCATCTTTGTGCAAAAGGCCAAGGACGGCAAGTCGGCGTTTGGCCCGGCCATCAGTAACTTTGACGTGCTCCTGCAAAAAGAACAGATGGCATCGATTCGCGACACGGCCAAGGTTATCAACAGTTGGTTGTCTCAAGAGCGCGCACTCGCGGATCACAAATTTGAAATTATGGGCTCGTATGAGAACTTTACGACCGCCAGCGAGGGCACGAACAAGAAGCCGTACCAGTTCTTTACCTCAAAAGAATACAAAGAAATTGCTGCAAAATACAGGCAACTTTATCGTGACCTAGCAATCACCACATACGGAGCACCCAAGTAATGGCCGACGAAAAGAAGTCCACCTACGAGGAGGCCGCCGAGCGCCTGCGCGGTATGGGCGGCCACTACGCAACCCACGTTGATCGTATGCAAGAGTCTTTTAACGAACCCACGCCGAGCTCTGACATCGACGCCAACCTAGTGCCAGCCGGCATTGGTGCGGCGGTGGGAGCGCCTGTGGCGGCCTACAGGGCGCTTAGACCCACACCTGCACCCACGGCCTCCGTGGCAGACATCGCACGCACTGTGGCCGGTGAGGGTGCCCCTGCGGCCGCTGGTGCGCCCGGCGCTATGCCCAGAGCGACTGGGCGCGGTGCGGCGGTCATTAACTACGCAAACCAAGTAACCCCCGCAATCACCAACCTTGAAGCCTCGCGAGCAGGTAATTACGGCGCGGTATGGGATGAGGCTCGCAGGGCTCAGGCGCTTGCTGGGCAGACAAGGGGCTTTGTGCCCGGTGAAAACCTGATGCTCCCGCGTGAAATTCAAGAAGCGCGCCAAGCAGTCGAGGCACGCAGGGCGGCCAATCCTTCAGCAAGCCAAGCGATCAGAAACATCGTGGGTGGTGCCGGTGACATTCTGGCAAGAAGCAAGGTGATGCCAATCGTGGGTGGTGCGGCTTCAGGGTACGACATTGCGAGCGCCATTGACGAGTACAACCAAGGCGACTACGGCAACGCTGCTGTATCGGGCTTGGGCGGCTTGGGCGGGCTCATGATGATGTCGCGCAACCCGATGAAGATCGGCGCGGGTGCGTTGATGCAGGTACCTGCCCTTACACGGGCGGGTTATCGGTACCTCACAAAGCCTAAGGAGTAGGTTTTTCTTGTGTAATGCGCGCCTGCTCCCACGCCTCTAGCCAGATGTTGTAGGGGTCCTCGAGCAGGTCCCGTGCGTTGGCGTCGTCGAGCAGTTTGAGCCAGTCTTTGTATGCCTGTTCACATTCGTTCAAGGTATTTCTCCAGTTTGTTAAATTTATCATTGCTCGGCTCGTACTTGCCCAAGAACCACGCGTACACCGCGGTGCGTGATACCTCCAAGTGGTCGGCAATATCCACGATGCTCACGTCATGCTCGATGGCCTTCATGGCCAAGCGCGTAAACGGCGTGAAGGGCGTCTGATTGATCTGCTTAATCAGTGATAGCGAGTAGCCTGCCATCACATCCTCGCCTGTTCGTCGAGCATCTTTTGCGCCATCTCGTTGGCCAACTGCGGGATTAAATCCCACGGCACCTTGGCGGCCGTTATCAGTGCCTGCATCGCCAAGCCGGCGTACAGTTTAAATAGCTCGTCATCATTCATGGCTCACCTCAATAAGTTTTTGTAGGTAGTGCTGCGCCTTCTTCAGGTCCTCAACGCCGCCCTTCTCCTTCCACCGGCTGACGTACTTCACGATGTTGCCCTCGAGGTAGCCCAAGTTGTTGGCAATAATAAAATCCCACGGCTGGATAGCCTTGGTGGCGTAGTGTGCACCGCCTACCTGCTGCGCGTTGGCGCGTATTGCTGCGCCTATTTGCGCAATACCTTTTAACTCTTGCTCGTTCAGTTCCATGTCGGGCCCCTTAACCATGCCGCTGCTTCGTTAGCCTGTCGCGGATCTGGGTTGCAAGTTGCTCAAGGGCCACGTCAAGCACCATCGGCACGTCTACGCCCTCAAGACCTTTGCGCATCGCGTCAACAATCTTGGCGCACTCTTCACGTTCAATTGCAATCGCGGTCTTGGTCGTGTCGATCGCGATCTGCATGATCTCAGCGCGGGCAACTGCTAACGCCTCGTCAAACTCCTCCTGCGTGAACAGCGTGGCACCAGTGCCGCGGGCAAAGAACTTCTTCTGGAAATCGGTTAGTTCTTTCATTTAAATAGCCACTTTAAGTAGATTATAAATACGCACCATGCCCCATAGAACCACATCATCCACTCTGGCAGGTCAGCGGGGATGTTCACTCGCCCCCCAACCCATCAATCCAGTTATCCAGTTTGTCGTGCATCCACTTGCGTTGAGCTGCTGCAAGCGTCATGTCTTTACCATCAATAATTACGCCTGTGGTGCTCGCCATCTCTTGCTCAAATTGCTCACCCTTGGTGAGCGTAATCAGCTCCACATCCCACATCACGGTGACTACAGTACCTTCCCAGTTGATTGCCAGTTCAGTTTTCATTTCATCCCCTTAGTGATTTTGTCGTAGTGTTCGTGCTCGTATAGGTAATTGGCGGCAAGCATTTGATTGCCTAGTTTTTTAAAGTGTTCGTGCATCGTCATGCAGTCGTCTTTTGTGCGTAGCTGCCACTTGAGTTTGGGTTGGTACTTTAACTCCCGCACAGACAACTCAATAGGCGTACCACACACGCCCTCGTTCCACGCCTGAAACATGCCATCACGCTTCTGGTTGATCGTCAGGTCGCCGTAGTTGCTGTGCTTGAGCAACATGCCTAGCTCCGTAGAGCCTGCCGTAAATTTAGACTGTTGCGGGTCGTTGGGTGGCACGATGGTGTAGGTGTAAGGTAACTTAGCCATTGTTTTTCTCGGTTGGTTGCATGGACTTGCGTAGCTGCTCGATAATGCGGTTGTGAGCGTCAATAATTTTTTGCAGTTGCTCGACTGTGTACCAACCTTGCTCAAGCCACCACGCGCCTGTGCGGTACGTCTTGTATTCATCCACCGTTCTTCTCCTTTAATTTGGCTGAAATACCCCACGCAAAATGTAAGCTGCAATAGTCGCCGTTGTCTCGCAGCTTTTTATCAAAGTCGTTGATCTCATCATCCGTCAGCCCGACCCACGGCTTTGCCATCGCATTGACAGCACGGTCAACGCTTGAGTGCATCTGCTTTGCCATTCCTTCAATAACTGC